CCCGAGCAGAACTAATGTTACCATGCCATCGGATGAACCTGAGCAAGGTTTCCCTTGAGCGGTTTCATTACGTTCAAAAGCTGATCAGCCAACTTCGCTGAAATCACCTGTATGTAGTCTTTACGACGCATATAGAATGATTCATCCGAAGCTGGTAAACTAACGGCCATCAGATATTCTCTGATGCGTCCACTAGTTAAGGCTTCATCGTTATACGGGTTCTTGAGCAATTTGAGGTAAACTTCCTCAATTTGACCATAAACCTGTAAAACTGGGCAAGCCCTTATCAGCAGAAAGGGGTCCTCGACTATGCCAAATAACTCCGTTGCTTTACAAGTAAGCTCCTCGGCGATTAAACCGAGAGGCTTCTTGTTCTTCTTCGAAGTTACTTGTGATAAAGAGCTTTTAAAAGAATTCATAAGAGCTTTTAAAATGATCTCAGAATGGTAAAACCAATTCTCAGGTCCTTTTAAAATATCTCTGAATTCTTTACCATGAAGAATAAATGCCGCGTGCTCAATAGCACTCGCCATAGTACCCTTCTGGGCAAAAGCCATCCTTATCAAAAGGATTAATTCAATCCACGGACCTTTTCTAGTCCGAAAACTAGAAGAGTATCCGATGTATTGGAGATATCCTAAGCATAGTTTGGGAATGTCTGTTAAACAATTCCAACGCTTCCGGTAAACCTCTTCGAAAATAGTCCCCATGGCTAAAAGCCATGAGTTACGATTCTCGTAGAGACCTGCCAGAGGAAAAGGTGTTATTTCAGTATCTCCATGTATAAATCGCTTAGCGAATTCATACAGGTAGAAACTAGAATGACTCTTTTCCTTGCTATATGGAATGTCTAACCTTTGGAGTAACTCTTTATAATGATAGGCAACTTTATCGTCAGCAATGACAATATCGTCACCCAACATCATATAAGGGCACTTTTCCCAGGTTATCTTAGCTCTTTCACAAGCCAAGAAAACCAAGAAATGGTGCGCTAGGGCAAAAGCAGACCATGATGAGTAGGCTCCCATCGGATTACCTCGAACGTAAGTTACCTTACGATCTTGATAATCAAATGGATATCCTACCATCACATGTCTCCAAGCCTCAGCATACTCCTTACCAAACATCGTAGATAAGATATCAAATTGCAAAACAATTGGAAATCTATCTGTAGCATTAGATAAATCTATGCTATGGAACTGAGATCCTTTTGTAGGCTTTAAGATACCTATATCACGACCTTGGTTAAAGGTACTATCTTGGGGAATCCTTTTGAGGATGTCAAATAGATAATTATGCAAAGGTCGCAAAGCGGCCTGTGAATAGTAATCTAAAATAGCAACCTCTCTAGTTTTACCCTCTTTATCCCGAATAGTAGTGAGTCTCCGGAAAGAGCATTGGGTTTCACCCCGAGCTCTCTCTAGATAATCCCTAATATAAGGAATAAATTTAAGATAGTTTGACATATCCTCTTCAAAACGCTTACCCCCTAACAACTCCAGTGATTTTCTCAAATCACTAGGAATTGTTTCGAGGTCACGATATGAACTCCAAAGAGCATGACCTTGCGGTCCTGACTTTGTAGTCATATGAAAGGCTTTGAAGTCGAGTCTCCGCGGTTTATATCCCAAATATTTAGGATTTAAGCCTAAGGAAACAAGAAATGGAAGAATCTTTTCTTTCAACTCAGTTGGCGTTCTATCAATGATAGGGCCCGACTCAATTGTAGAGAAACTTGGTTCTCCAGATCCTCTTAGGAATCTCAAGCAATATAACGTAGATAAGATTAGCCTCAAAAGAGGGTAACCTTTACTAGGTAAATATTGTTTGAGAAACCTAATATCCTTATGGAACACGACCCGTCTCAGCTTTTCTTTTGAACTCAACTCAAGAGGTGATAACTTACTTAATACTTCTATTAAGTGAGCTCTCACACCTTTTACATATTTTATAGCTTCGAGTTTTCCTCGAGTTTCTAAAATAGTAAAAGATTTCTTGAGTAGCCGGTGGGCATGATAAATTAGACCAGTGTTAGTGAAATAACACTCGAGCCAACTTATCATACGGTGAAAGAATTCGTATGCAGTCAAGCGCGAGCCTGATTGTATAAGTTTCTTTCTTTGCATAATTAGTTAGGTCCCTTGAAACGGGATCCCTGCTAATACCATGCAAAAGCACGGAATTAAACAGAGACCTTCCTCCCTCAAGGATGGAAGGAGATTTAAGCCTTATTAG